AACGTGGGTGAGGTTGATCGGCGTTCCTGTTGCCTCAGCCTTGGCCAGGAGCTGCAGGCCGACTGCGGTGTGAATTACTTTATATGACAAGAAACACCCCCGCTATTTTATGGCGCTGTGTAATAGGCGGCATCGTAGAATCCAGTTTGAATCGTGCTCAGTGTCTGGGTCAAAGACCGTATTGCGCCACCCGCCTCAACAAAGACGCCTCTTGCAGCAGCGATGTTCGCTTCTATGTTGTTAGGGAAGCCAACCTGCTTCAGGGCAGCGTCGGTGCTTTGATAGCTGCGAATGACGCCGCCGGCCATCAGCCCCTTCCACGTCCCGGAGAAGGATGTTGCCGGGTATTGGCAGTCGAACATCTCGTAACGCCCACTGCCGGAAAGTGCGGACACCAGACAGTTGTTCAGCTTGGCGTACCCAGCCGCCGAGAAGTCGCCCCTTAACCATTGGCAGTCTCTGGCTTCCAGTGTCACCGTCAATCCTGTGATGTTAGGCACGGTGAAGGATTCCGACTGCCCGCCATCATAAGGGTTCAGTGACGCAAATCGCGGGTCGTCCCTATCTACATCGCTGATGTTTATGTGCATTTCGTTGTTGGTTCCAGTTGCAGGAGTAGAACCCAGCACATAGACGCAGTTCACCTCGTTGTTTACTGTTTTCGATCCCTTGGTCTTTGCAATATTGCTGACGTTTACCTTTCGCGGGTATGCGAAGGTGCGAGAACCTGCCAATGTGCCAGCCCCGCCCAGGCGGACGGATTGGAAGTGCTGCTTGTTGATGTTCGATTCGTTCAGTAACAGCGACACGTTCTCTACTGAGATGGATCGTGGCAAAACGAGGTTGGTGCCGAAATCATGTGCAACGGCTGAAGAATCCAGGTAAGCGTGGACACCATACAGTGTCGCTGCAGTGGTGCATCCGGTCATGTCGATGGTCACACCGTCCACGTTGATGTCGCCGTCCCACTGGGCGCCGTAGTCCTGCCGCAAGTCCACGATGGCGTTAGGGCCGCTCACGAGCGCGGAGGGCATCAGCTTGATATTTCGCACGTCTAAGCGACCGCCACCAGAGATCGATATGGGTGCAGCGCTGTGCGCAGTGATATTCTCGAAGGTATAGTCCCAGCAATTGAAGTGCCCCCCGGCCCGGTAGATGGGGGAGTCACGCACGGTTACGTCGCGACAGTTGTCCCCGTCGACCTGGGCCCAGCCCTCGAAGGACAGCATCCCTTCGATTTCGAGGCAGGCGTACCCGTCACCGTTGACCACGTAGTTATAGTTGACGCGACCGAGCGACAGCGTATCGGAAATGGGGTCTTTGATGCGGGTCTTGAAGCAGTTGATCAAAGTCCACATCTGGCGGACCGGGATCGCACCGGTAGTCGCGCCCTCGATGTAGCGCGGGTTGACGTAACGCACGTTGTTACGACGCTGCCGGATGGGCAGAGCGAACTGCCCGGCCCCGCTGATCTCGAACGCCCAACCGGAAATCTCGCGCTCGCTGATGTTGTACGGGGAAAGTGTGATCTTCGTGATGGACCCGAAAGTGAACGTCAGCGGGTACAGCAGCCGACCGTTCTCGCCAATGGCGGTCACGCACTTCTTGGTGTACTGCTGGCCGCTCGTGCGAGTTATCGCGACCTCCGCAGACTCGATGACCGCGTAGTGGTAGGCATAAGCCGACAGCGACGGGATGACCGTGGCGCCCTTGGTGAACTGCGCAATGGTGATGTCGGCCTGCGTCAGCTCGATGGGCGTGTACTCAGGCGTCACATCGAAAAGGAACCCGGTGCCCGGGTTGTCGAACTTGAACCGGAAGCCACCGGTGAACTCGCAGTCCGTGGCGAACTCGATAGGCGCGGCCCCGCTGACCTTCGCCACGCCGCCGTGCTGGCGGACCTTGATGCCAAGGGATTTTGCCAGGGTGTGGGTTGCTACAACAGCGGATGTGTCATCAGTTACGCCATTCAGTGCAGCGCCAAGCATGTCATAGCTGATGCCTATTGTGTTCTTGAGCTTCTCAGTTCTCGCTGCCAGCGCCTCGGCCTGTGCGTTCATGGGGCCGCCAGTGCCGCCCAGCGCGCGTGCTACGGCGCTGAGTTTCGGCACATCGCTCCAGGAGGCGGAGGGAGTCAGGTTTCCATCAAAATCGGGCATCTTAGGCTCCAGAAGTGTTCTTGATTGCGTCCAGCTCTTCGCTGCCATCGAGGATCCATGACCCATCGAGTAGCAGCGCCCCTGCCGGTTCGGTAAATGCGATCTCGTTCCCAGACAGGGACACGGCGGCCACGTAGACCTCGGAGACGGCTTTCACGCTCAGGGCCAGATCGGTCATGTGCGAACGCAGGTTCTTGGCGTTCTCCACCACGTCCTGGATGCGCTGCAGCTGCTCCAGGCTGACGCCGTACTGGTTCACCTCGAGCAGAAGCCGGTAGGTGTACGGCGCGCCGACCGGCACCATGTTGAACCACTCCTGCACCTGCACGCCGAGCCCCAGCTCCTGCAGCGCGTCCTTCACGCTGCCGATGGTGCCCTTGTAGCGGTGCACGCTATAGCTGGCCTTCACAGCTGCGCGCTGCCTCGACGGTGTCCAGGTCACATCCCAGTCATCCAGCGAGAAGGCCCAGGCCAGCCATGGCAACAGTTCAACGGGGCAAGTGTCAGGGTTCCACAAATCCCGCGCTGGGGTCGGCAGGGTGCTTACCTTGGCCACCGTGTCAGCCAGTGCCCGTTCCAGTGGCGTCGAGCTTGGCGGCAGCAATTCAGACATCGGTGGCACTCGCTACGGTGATAGTGATGTTGGAGCAGTAGCTCGACTGGCCGTCACCAATCGGAATGTTGGCGACGGGGCTGGTCAGGTTTACACGCTGCACACCCGGCTGGTGCAGGGAGGCATAGACACCTGACAAGTTGACGTCGTACCCGATCTTGCGCTGTGCCTCGGTATAGGAGGTGATGGCGTCGATGGCCGCCTGGCGCACAACATCAGGGGCGGGGCCGGGAAGGATCACAAGCTCGGCCTCCACCGTGTAGTCCACGATGGCTGCCGATTGCACGGTCACTTGGTCGGTCATTGGCCTGGTATGGTCGGCGTTCAGGGTGGCCTTCACGGCCGCAAGCAGATCCGGTGAGGCCGTGCCATTCCCTGACCGTGACAATACGTAGACGGTGACGTTACCGGGGGTTTGGGTCACCGCATCGATGTCTTTTACATCAGCGTCTGCGCTCAGCGCGTGGAAGAGGTAGCTGCCCTTGCTGCCCGCCGTGCTGATCCCCTCGAACGATAACTGGATGCGGGTTCTAAAGTCGGTGTCAGTCTCGTATGTCGGCAGCCTTGGCGGGGTGGCATCTGGGTCGCCTGCGTCAATCAGCAGGCGCTGCACGTTGAAGTTTGCTCCGAGATGGTCCAGGTCTGCGCCAGCAGCATAGGCCAGCATCACAGCCATGCAGCTTTCGTTGATGCGCTGACGCAGGATCAGCTCCCGATAGGCGTTCTCTTGCAGCATCTTGGTGATGGGCTCTGAGTCGAGCGCCAGGGTTGCCTCGATGCTGGCTTGTTGGTCAACCGGGTAGAGGCTGACCAGGTAGGCTTTGCGCTCGGCCAGGATGGTTTCGAAGTCCAGTAGTTCGATCACATCGGGCTGCGGCAACTGTGAGAGGGTGATGGTACTCAATTGGCGGCTCCTGTGGGGATGGCGATAGACGCAGACTCCAGCGCTCCGCCGTCCTTGCGCCGCCAGGTGAGCTCAACGGTAAGGGCGCCATCCATGCCGCCGCTCTGCACATCGATGTTGGTGATGGTGATGCGGGGTTCCCAGTTGATGAGGGCCTGCACGGTGGCGGCCATCAGGCGCAGGCGGGTAGCCTGATGCTGTGGCTGGTCGATGAGGTAAAACAGCTCGCTGCCGTAGTCGCGGCGCATGACGCGGGATCCCACCGGGGTGATGAGGATGTCGCGCACCGACTGGATGATGTGGTCGGTGGCGCTGATGGCGCGGCCGGTGGC